CAGACCAGTTATAGCACCGCCGCTAACCGAAGTAACTGTAAGCACCACAGGGCTAGTGTAATTTGTTCCAGAGAATGTCAATGTATCACCTTGAGCATAGCCAGAACCCTGGGCAGCATATGATGCAGCTACAACTTTTATTGAAGCCACAGACAATATACCATTAACAGAGTGTGTACCGCCTACTAGATTAAGGCTATCACCAACTGCATATCCCGATCCAGGTGCTACCGTGGTAGCAGATGCTACATATGTTGTTGCAGCAACAAAAGTTGGATTGGCTACTGTACCAGTTACTGATCCATAATATGTCTGCGATGTTATGATCCCTGCATTCTGCCACGGATGTGTCAAATTACTCTGCGTAGTTATGTCATGGAATTCCGTGTCAGTACTATCGTAATTGGTTATGACCAGATAATTGCTGCTACCAGAAGTATATGTGCTGGCATATGCATTAAAGCTATTGGCATCCAATACTGCATTAATATCGCTGACAAAAGATGCTAAGCTTGTACCACTTAGTGTGATAGTAACTGGTATAGCATCGCCAATACTGATAGTGCATTGATTACCAGCAGTGAATGTTGGATTAGCAACTGTACCAGTAATCACACGCGGTACAGCTTCACGCCAGCCCCAACCAGGATAGCTGGCATTCACGCTGCCAACCTTGAACCACCAACCTGCAGTGGTTCCGTCCAGCGTGGTCTGTTCAATCTTCTGCCATACACCATTCTTCCTTAATCCATCATATGGATTTGTGCTATATGTATCAACCGCATATTGACCAACACTGCCAAAAGTGTACTTTGGAAGGATTACATTGGTAGGCTCTGGGGTTGCAAATCCAAGTTCTGTTAGGATGGTATTATTGCTACCAACCAAATCAAACGTTGTGGTTATAGCGGTTCCAACCAAACGCAGATAATACATATCATCTATGGCTGCCACAGTAACATCTGGTTTACCTGTGCGAGCATATATCACGGCTTTGATACCAGCTTGCTGCAGATTTACATTGTTGTTGATTGCGCTAGCTACACTGCTTAGGCTCATACCTGTTGACAGAGCCACAGTGGTACCATTGATTACCAAATTGTTATTCACAGTTATGATAGCAACACTAGCACTGGTAGTGATGTAACCGCTCTGTACAATTATCTCTAGATTGGTTGAATCGGTTAAAACCACAGGGGTGTTAGCTGTCCAGGCATTAGCACTGTTGACATTGCCATTACTCGCAAAGATACCCCAAGTTGACAATGCAGAGTTAAACCAGTATTGTCCGGTTGTTGGACTGCCAGATGGTTCAGAAGTACTAGGTATCATCTGGGTGAGATTGATATCAGCACGCAGCACGTAAGCAGTGTTTGCAATGCCCAAATATTGGTATGCTGTGAACAATCCAAGCTCGTTAAGCTGATTATTGTATTGCGGCGTGCCGGCTGTCGTGTAAAATGTTGGCGTACCAAACGTCTGTATCAAATCTCGCTGACTGCTGATTAGATAGAGTTGGTTGGCGTTTGCTGCAACAGTACCTGGTGCGTACACACCAGTGCTACCAGGCTGTAGCTTGTTTGCACCTGTTGCTATCATAATAAGTGGGATTGTTCCGGTACCAGCGCTGGCATAGACACTTTCATCTGTGACTGTTACGCTTACGCCTGGTGATACTAAGGTGGCCATCTGTGAACCTCTCCATTGGGGATGTGTGCTGATCTATTTATCAGCACCCTGATAAAAATATCGGTTTTATACATGGTTGACCACGAGACATTGGCTTGATCAACAGCCAGATCTGCCTTAATATCAGCATAGAGGAGATCTAGATGATAATTGGAATCTGCGGATTAATAGGTAGTGGGAAGGGGACAGTCGCAGACATGCTCGAACAAGAGCATGGATTTGTGAAGGTCAGCTTTGCAGACAGCCTCAAGGACGCAGTAGCAGCAGTATTTGGATGGCCCCGCGACTTATTAGAAGGCGACACAGCAGCCAGCAGGGAATGGCGAGAAGAACTGGACCCATGGTGGGCTCAACGATTAGACATACCACATCTCACACCTCGTTGGGTTCTACAATATTGGGGCACCGAAGTGCTGCGCAGAGGATTCCACAACGACATCTGGGTAGCCAGCATCGAACACAAAGTTCAAGATGCATCAAAGAACTACGTGATTCCAGATACTCGATTTCCTAACGAAATTGAAATGATAGCTAGGACTGGTGGCAATATTTGGTTGGTGAAGCGCGGTGAAGATCCAGAATGGTTCCAAAAATATCAAAGCCATCGTATAATACCAGAAGACATACACGCCAGCGAATGGGCATGGGCATTAAGCAAGTTTGATCATACCATTGCTAATGACAGCACCTTAACACAGCTCAAGCAAACTGTGCAAGGATTGATAAGCTGATTAAATAGACAACACGGGAAGAATCACATGGATGGGACCAACCCAATACTGCTATGCGATGCAGGCGAAAGCCAAACTAATGCGATGGCAGCCGAATTGGCCAGAGCTGCCGGTCATAGAAATAACACACTAACCTATCCTGGCTCAGAAGGTTCAAACAATGGGTTTGATTCATTTGAGCTAGACATAGAACATCTAAAAGAAGCCAATCGCTATCTTATGCGCGCCAACAAGAGCATGCATCGTTCCTGGCCTAGGCGAGAATTAAACACAGACAATGCTTTGCGACGAGACAGTTGGATAGCCAGATGGTCACATCAGATATACATGTTTGGCCTATTCACGCAAGATGCTAGCCTACTGAAGATAAACACAGACACGGCATGGGCTGCACAGATGTACATTGATCGTTTTCTCTATGATCAAGAACCCTGGGATCTCTGCGAACTCTATCTGTTTGACATGAAGAGCGAGAGCTGGTGGCAATGGAAGCAACAGTGGTTGAGAATTAGATCGGTTCCATATCCATCGGGAGTATACACCGTGATAGGACAGGACAAGCTAACCAATGCCGGTAAGACTGCGCTAAAAGATCTATTTTCAGTTAGCCAATGATGATACCAAGCGGCATTGCATTGTCGATATAAAGATCAATGTCCTTCTCGAGCTTTTCCATAGCTGCCGCTGCTTCTTGTTTGAGAGCATCGCCTTTGAGTGTGGTTCCGCCCTGCGGGCCCGCTATGCTTTGGAACTTGCTATACGCTTCACCAAGCATGCGTTGACACCAAGCCAAAGTATAATCTCTGATCCATGGACGAGCAAAAGGATCTTGTAAGATGACATCGTCTGGTCGATACATGTAGCACCATATGAGGATTTGTTCGTTGCCGCTAGGCCTACGCACGATGCTTAACCGTTTGGTAACGGTGTCAAATGTATAATTGATATCACGACCAAACATGCGACCAGCTTGATCTAAATATTCGTAAAAAAGTTCATATGTCAAAAGACCAGCACTGTATCCACCACCAGCACCCGCCTGCAGCAAATACAGATTGGTATATGCTAGGCTAAATGGATCAATCTGTGTGCCACCTGTGATACCGCCGAGTCCGCGTCTGAATAACTGTCGTACTGAGATCACGTTATCTGGAAGATAATAATCTGTGATGTTGTTTTCAAGACGCAGGAACAGATAGCTTTCCTCGTCGGCATTACCACTGCGTTGTCTATAACGATCAAACGCTAATTTCAATGCAGTGGTATAATGATTTGGATCAAGTTCAATATCAACCATGCCACCACCTAGCATCAGTTGAACTTCATCTATTATCTGTTGTGTTAAAGGTACGGCCATGTTGTGCTAAGATCCTCTTGATATTTATGGCAAGAGTTCAGCCATCTTTCATGATCTTCATGACCTTGCGGCAGTATCTGCTGGGTTTATTGCGCACTGCCTTGTTCAGTCCTTCGTTATACCATGTCAAAGCTTGACACTGATCATCATGTGCCTGATCAAGTGCCATGCGAAGATATGTCATGCTGTATTCAAGATTCACTTCTGGCTGCAGCAATGCAGAGCACTTGCCGTCAAATCCAATGCCTCGCGCCGTGCCACACTTGATCTGACCCAGACCATAGTTGCCTTGACTCAAAGCAGTTGCATCCCAATTACTTTCTAACGTCACAACAGCGATTGCCAGGGTGCTTGGCACGTTATGTTCATGGGCCTTGTCAGCTGTAAGCTGAACCAGCGGTGCATTGCTGTAATTTGCACTTCCGGCACTCACTGTCTCACAGCCTGCGCATGCTAAACAGAGAGCTACGACCATAGCCATCTTTGTCATTGGCATATATATTTAGCTTCCCAGCAATGCTGTTGTCAACTTACTTGAACACCTTAATCACTAAGGTGTCTTTGTTGAGCCGTCCGTTCACCGGATGCTTCTTGCCCTTGATGTAATCCCCCATGACCACATCCACACGCTTGCCGGTAGCCGCATCGCGTAGCGTACCCAATATCTGCTTGGGGTTGCGCAGTGTCTTAGCAAAGCTCAGAACCTCATCATAGCCAGTAACCTTGGTACCTTTGATACCAAGTCCTGCTTCGCCTGCCACGTACAGGTAAACCTTACGGCTCTTGCTGTTGTACACCAATGCCTTGCTGCTGCCTGGAATCATCGCAGGGTTTATGCTGGCCATGTCAGTGTTGAGGTCAACTGTCTTGAATTTTGCCTTGCTGGCTTGCTTCACGCTCTTACGGCTAGCCCCGCGGCTGTCTGCCACAGCGCGAGCATTGCCTGTGCTGGTCGCCAGTACGTTAACCACAGTCACGATAGGCTCAATGGTATCAGCAACCAACTGGTTATCTTTGTCACGCAGAGCATCTGCGAAGCTCTCTTTGAAGTGATCATAGAGACGCTTGAGCATCTGTTGGTTAGGATGTGCACGATCCAGCAGTTTCTTGACAGCTTCTTCGATATCAGCTGAGCTTCCCATGTGCTTGCGCCAGATAGCTTCCATGTTGCTGTACAGCGTGACATAGTCTACATTGCGCTTCTGCGTGGTGCTGAGCTTGCGTTCAGGTTCGTCTTCTTCTGCGACAGCCACCTTTACCTGCAACAGTTCTTGAACTTTGGCATCAAACCATGTTTGAATGTCTTCAGGCATCACAGCACCGTGCTGCAATACAAATGCGATGCGACCAACTGTGGCATAGTGATATGTGGGCAAAGCAGCCCAATGTCCTTGCTCGTCTATATCGCGATTGAGCTTAGCCCATGCTTGAAAGTATTGCTTGAACGTGCCATAATCAATCTCTACACGCGCCCAATCCATAGCTTCGCGCCAGACTTTGGCATGATTATCGTTCTCAGGGCCAGCAGCAGAGAAATCTACCCCCTTGATCTTGCGGGGAATAACAGCACTTTGTTCCATATCTTGTCCCTCCAACATAGCTTATAGTAGCATAGTTTACGGGCTTGTCAACTGTTTTTTTGCGGTTTTTGAGATATTTTGCCTGTAAAATCAATGGTATAATCCCTATATCTCGTTAGATAAATACCAGTGCGCATCATGAGGAGATTCCAGTGCCACCATTAACCCTTTGGAAGGGCGCAGCCGTAAGGACCAACGATTACAAGCTGTTTGATCGCTTGATCGGCGAGCAATACAGAGTTGGTGGCACAGAATTCAGCATCCACAAATATCTGGGACCAAAACCAAGTGGTACCACAGGGGACTTTACACTTCCTAACACAGCCTTAGATGCTGCTAACTCTGGACAAAACAATGTGCTAGAGATACAGGATGTGCTTAACATGGAAATACGCGATCGTGCCTACGATCAAGATGTCATAGTGCTTAAAGGCCATTATGCAGTCAGCGATACAGAATTTGATCTACGTCAGTTTGGGTTGTTCCTTAGCAACGAGACTATATTCATCACGTTTCATCTCAACGATATGGTAAACAGCATAGGACGCACATTGATGAGCGGAGACGTCATAGAGATACAACACAGGCGAGATGATCTAGCACTTGGAGACTTTGTATTAGCCAAATACTATGTAGTCCAAGAGGGTGCGAGGCCTGCAGAGGGATATAGCCCCACATGGTGGCCTCACATCTGGCGAGTGAAATGTGATCCAATAACCGACAGCCAAGAATACCGAGACATATTGCAGAAACCAGCCACTGATCTCAACGGCGATCCAATACCAAATCCAAATGGTACTGCTCCTCTCACGCTTGCAGATATCCTCAGCACTTATAACAGAGAGATTGCAATCAATGACCAAATTGTGGCCCAGGCCACCGCCGAAGTACCATTCCGCAATCTGCAAGGTCAGCAATTCTATGTGTTAGAAGGGCAACTTAACCAACCAGTAAGCATATTAGCCACGGACGGTATACCCCCTAACCAAAGCAATCCAGTACAGACTGCGATCAGTTTCCCTGCGGGCGCGCCAGCAGGAACGTGGGTACTGAGAGTGGATTACAGTCCACCACAACTATTCCAAAGATTGCAATTACCAGATAACACAGGTGCAGTGTGGTCAAGGCATGAGATAAACTACCGTACCAGCTGGACACCAAGTACTGCCGCACTAGCCAGCTTCATAAATAATAGCAACACCACTAGCACACTATCAGACGGTACAGTAGTCCAACAACAGCAAGATCTACGCACTGTACTCAAAGCTAAACTGGATCCAGACATCATATAGGAGTAAAAGATGGTATCCGTAAGTCAATTGCAGCAAATATTCCCCCAAGGCGATGCAAGTGATCTCGCAGAGATCTGTGAACCACTTAATGCAGCTATGGCCGAATTCAACATCAGCGGTGCGCAAGAACAAGCAATGTTTCTAGCACAGTGCGGGCATGAGAGCGGTTGTTTTAGCGTTGTGCAAGAGAACTTAAATTATCGTGCTGAGACTCTTGTAAAAGTGTTTCCAAAGTATTTCAGGAATGTAAACCCTGCTGATTATGAGAAGCAACCAGAAAAGATTGCTAACAGAGTGTATAGCAGCAGGATGGGTAACGGAGACGAAGCTAGCGGGGACGGTTATCGCTATCGTGGACGAGGTCTCATCCAGCTGACAGGCAAAGACAATTACACTGCCTGTGCAGCCGCATTGAAATTTGATCTACACTCAGATCCGGATTATCTGGAAACTGCTGAAGGGGCAGCACGCTCAGCAGCTTGGTTTTGGCAACATAACGGACTTAACAAATACGCAGATGCTGATGATATCGTTGGTTGCACCAAGCGCGTCAACGGTGGAACAATCGGATTAGAAGAACGTACAGAGCATTACAACGCTGCAAAATCCGTGCTAGTTGGCTGATTTAGTTCGAATGCGTTCTTGAACGTCTACTACTTTTTCGATCTTTATCAACTCTATGATCTGGTTTGTCACGGTGATCTCGTGTCGGACCAGATCTAATTTTATCATCAGTTTTTTCAGTTCTTTGTGATAGAATTCAAGCTCATCTTCCTTGCGCTTGCGAATCTCATAGATATCATCAAGTAGTATCAGTTTGGCGGTCATGCTAGATACCTCTGAGATATTTATAAACCACCAATAAATATCAATAGCAAGGAAACAACATGGATTATTGGTACTCAGGGCAGCTGCGCAATTATAGGCTGCAGTTCATACGCGCATTCAGCAATTTTTCATACAGTGTGGGCACCAATCCAGACGGTACACCTCAGTTAGTTCGCTGTCCTTGCCGATACGGTGATCCAACTCGCATTGCTGCTACGGTGGTGAAAGGCAACAGCGAAAACAAGCTGCTGACTACTCCGTTCATAACCTGCTGGATCAGCGGACTTGCTATGGCTCCAAACCGCAGGCAGGGTCCCCAGGTCATAGACAGTGTGCAAGTTGACACTCGTCAGTATGACCATGACACAGGACAATATCTAAACACACCCGGTAATAGGTATAGTGTGGCAAGGTATATGCCAGTGCCATATGAGCTCAGCATGAGTGTTGATATATGGAGTCCAAATGAAAGCGTAAAAGAACAACTTGTTGAACAGATAATGGTGCTATACAATCCAGGCATTGAAATACAAACCAGTAACAATCCGCTTGACTGGACAGTGCTTAGCTGGATTGAAATGCAGGATCAAATAACCTGGAGCAGCCGTACCATACCAATTGGCACAGAAAATCCCATAGATGTGTTGACCATGATATTTCGTTTCCCTATATGGATTAATCCGCCAGCACAATTGAATCAACAGCATATTATAGAGAACATTGTTACCAACATCATCCAAGGAAACAAAACAAATACAGATCAAGTGGATTGGTCAGAATACGAATTCCTCAGCAGGCAAACTATCACACCAGGTGATTACAGCATTTCTCTGAGTTGGATAGGCAACAACCAATACACCATGAGCTTGCGCAGTGCGGCTGGTGATCCAGTTGAGCTGGCTAACAAAGCCACTGTGACCTTTTCACAGGTCAATCCTGTTTTGCAATTAGGTACTAGTTTCTCGTTTAATGGCATTGTAATACCTATTAACACCACCAACATAGCAACGTTTGTTGATAATGCTGCTACATTGATGGTGGATACCAGCTATAATATCCAGCTACAAAACAACAATCAGATCATGTTTATCAATAACACAGCAGGCGACAACTTTTTTACCAATGTATCTGGTAGTCCTTTAGAAAAAATGGGCTTGTTAGCAACATCGTACCCAGGAGGGGACATTGCCTGGTGGCGCTTGTTCCTGGCCTATGGCACACTAAATCCATACAGCATCTATAACACAAATGCCAGCCAACTCAGAGTATACATTGAAACTCCTGATCTAAATCCAAACACCACATACCAAGCAGCTGGATGGATAGATCAGCATCCTACCAATCAAAATCTAATCATTTGGACGGTAGAACCAGACAGCCTACCAGCCACCACACTGGCACCGATCACCGCAGTGATAAATCCTCAACAAAAAGGACCAAATGTTGGCTTACCTAGTCCCACAGTGGGACAGAGTTATCTGCTTACTGCAGCACCAGCCGAAAATAACAATTCGTGGGGCGAGATCACTGCACATGCCAATGATATCATCACTTTTGACGGAACAGTTTGGTCAGTCACATTCCAAGCCAGCAACTATCAAGGTAGCATGCAATTTGTGCAGAATCTGTTCACAGGTAAGCTACTAGAATGGAATGGCGCACAATGGAGCGAGTACATACTACCTCGATACGCTCCGGGTTATTGGCGCTTGGCTCTATAAATATTCCATGCTCACTGAAAAGGTCAAGAACCTCAACATCGACGAAAAAAAGTTTGAACAGGTGTTCACACCTGAAGTGCATAGCGTATCAGATGTGCTGCGCAAATATGGTTTTGATGCCAGGGTAGTAGGCGGAGCTGTGCGAGATTTTGTGCGAGGACAGGAACCACGCGACATAGATTTTGCAACTGATGCCGATCCCAGCGAGCTCATCTACATCTTCAACATGGAAGACATCCCACACGACGATAAAGGTATCGGACACGGCACTATCAAAGCAGTGTTTGGCAGCGGCAAGGTTGATGTAACCAGCATAGCCTACAAGCTAGAATTGAAAGATGGCAAGGTAAGAGCAGTCACAGGTCAAGACTGGGAGCAAGATGCACAAGGCAGAGATCTCACTATCAACAGCATGAGCATAGACAAAGATGGCACACTATACGATTACACAGGAGGTCTCGATGATCTCCGCAATCAACGGGTGGTAATGCTGCCACATACACACGACAAAATCGCAGAAGATCCTCACCTCATCATGCGTTGGTTCAAGGCGTTAGGTTACTTTGATACCCCAAGATGGCCTAAGTCTGATTTTGAGATCATCAAGCAACACATGCCACTTTTGGCCAAGATCAAGGGCGATGAGAAAACTGATCGGGAGCTAAGCAGCATCATGCGTGGTAAGAATGGTCAGAAGATCATACGCATGATGTGCAGTGCTGGTGCCGACAAATATCTCGGAATAAATTGCGATTGACCTAGCATAAATGCACAATCATGCATGTCAAAAGATCTCATAATAGGTTCATTTACTAACTACAACTGGGATAAGATACAGTACTGGGTCAACAGCATAGATGCCTGTGGTTTCAAAGGAGACAAGGCCATGCTGGTATATAACGCTGAATTACCAACTGTGCAAAAACTCAACGACAGGGGTTTCAAGATAATGGGATTTGGACAAGATCCCGGCACAGGTAATCTAATTTATAACGGACAGCTGATCATAGTAGTTGAGCGCTTCTTACATCTACACAGTTTCCTTGACAATCTCATGAAGTCTGAAGACTATCGCTACGTGATACACACGGATGTAAAGGATGTGGTTTTCCAACGCAATCCCAGCGAATGGTTGGACTGTCACATGGGCAATGCCCAGATATTGGCTAGCTGTGAGAGCTTACAGTATCAACACGAACCCTGGGGCAATGAGAACTTACAGCACAGCTTCCCTTGGGTTTACGAACAGATGAAAACCAATCCTATATGGAACTGTGGTGTGCAGTGCGGCGTGCCCACTGTGATGAAAGATCTATGGCTACACATCTATCTGCTCAGTGTGGGTAGCCAGCATGCTACCAAGGTTCACAATCCAGACCAAGCTGCCTACAACGTGCTGCTAGGTCTAGAACCATATAAGAACATCACCAAATTCAGCATGAGCGAGGATGGTTGGGCTTGTCAAGCAGGAACGTCATACGATCCTGCTAAGATGGCTACATTCAAACCACACTTGCTAGAACCACAACCCACATGGGATGGTGAGAATGCTAACACCAGTAATGGTACACGTCACTACATTCTGCATCAATACGATCGCATACCAAACTGGAAATCCATAGTAGAGGCAAGATATGCAGGTTAATCTTCAGGAAGAATACCAAAAGACTGATCAGATGCTAAGACGCATGGGAATTCCTCACTGGAAGCCAGGACGCAGCATCGTTACCAGCATATACGGCAAGGAGATTGCCAGCGGCTATGTACTGATGCGCGAGTTGATACTGCAGGAAGTGGCACTACCCATAGAGATATTACATCGCAGGGACGAGATAACACCAGAGCAAGCTGCCATACTACGCAGTCCTGCGCCGGATCAGATCACAGTACGAGAGATACAGGGTGATCCCAAGGATTTCATCACACCATACGGTACCAAAGCAGGCTGGAGCACCAAACCATACAGTCTCTGGGAAAGTGAATATGCAGAAAACTTATGGTTAGATGCAGACAGCTTTCCCATACGCAATCCAGAATTTCTTTTTGATGATCAGGAATATCAGGACAAGGGCAGCTTGTTCTGGAGAGATGTTTTCAGCACCGACAGAGCCAATCGCTATCATGATAACGCTCCCATGTGGCGCATATTCAATGTTAATCCCACAGATGCAGAACCGTTTGAAACCGGACAGCTGCTGATCAACAAGGCACAATGCTGGGCTGAAATGAACTTGGTCAAGCACTACGCAGATAATTGCCAAGTCTATTACCACTTTGGCGGAGATGCCGAGACATTCCGCATGGCATGGTCACATTGGTATCTACGTAACGGTGGTCAGCTACAGTACATCAATTATCAAGCAGATCCCAAGGTACCATATGGATTCATACCCTTTGGGCCGTTCCACAAGGGCAACGCTAACCAATACAAGAAGTGGGGCGGTGGTACTGTGATGGTTCAGCGAGATCGCAACGGTAATGAACTGTTTAACCATCGCAACATGGAAAAGTTTTCACTAGGAACTAACACAGTTTATCATGACATAACCAACGAACTACGCTACCATCAACACATAGAAGATTTGAGGCGTTTGGTATGATAGATCCAGTCACTAACGTTAAATTTCCCAGTTCTTGGCCTATCAAGCGAGAGCCAGCCAGATTGCCAGCGCAGCGCATAGATTACTGTGATGGGATGAAGTTTAACGACAACTTTGACTGGGATAATCTCTGGTATGACTGTGTTCAGCTTAATGAGCATCAAACCATACTGATAGGTCCACCAATCTATGATGCCAAGAACTGGTTTAAGGATAATGCAGGATTTGGTGACATCGACAACAACCTTCTCAATTATCAGTTCTACGACTTAGATCGTGTAAGTTACACAGTGGTTCAAACTCGCAAGATAGATTCTCACATCGTTTTGCTTAGCAAGAACACAGATCCTCTGCCAATTGCTGTAAACCACAACGATGGTTACTTCAACGGCCACAAGGTCATGGTCACTCTTCAGAAAGATAACCCTATCGAGTGGATAGAACAATGGATGGATTATCATTACCGCGTGCATGGCATAGACGGGTTTCTCATCTATGACAATCTCAGCAGCAAGTACACTGTAGGCGAGTTAGATCACAGATTAAACAGAGATTATTTCAAACTTAAGATAGTACCGTGGCCCTATCCATATGGTCCGCAGGGCAGCGACTATGCTCCCTGGGACAGCGACTACGGTCAATACTGCATGCTTGAACATGCCAAATATCGCTATCTCAGCAATGCCAGCATGGTTCTCAACAACGACATAGATGAACTTATAGTAACCAAAGGTCCTGGTTTAGAACAGATACGTGTCCAGCTAGATCAAGGTCCGCAGCATTGCCTATACTATCTGGGCAAGTGGATTGAACCGCACGATGTACCAAACAACAAGGGAGCCTATCAAATATCGTGGGAATCACGCAGATTCCGAGATTACTGCTGTATTGATGATAATAACAAACGCGGCATAGGCAACAAGTGGATGTTGGTGCCAAAGCACTGCATGAGCTATCAATGGCGCGTGCATCAGATATCTGGACCAGCTGGTCAGAGCACAGATCTTTACTATGCACACTATCTGGCCATGAACACCAACTGGAGCTGGCCCAGAGACAAGTTCGAAGGCGATGTGAATAATCTGCGTCCAGAACCTTGGTTACACACCGCTTTACAGAAAATTGAGGTATAACAATGAGGCTACTATTCGCAGTACACAGATATGCCCCGTATCCAGGCGGAAGTGAATACTATACAGCTGCCATGGCTGAAGAAGCACTGAGCCGAGGACATGAAGTAGCTGTGTTTGCCGGTGAACATCAGGGTGATTATAACGGTGTGCATGTTACCAGTGATCCGCAGATATTGGGTTGTCCCTGGGACCTCATAGTGGTGCACGGCGGCGATGTTGGCCTACAGAACTTCGTGTTGTCCAATGTATGTCGCATACCGAGCCCAATATTGTATATGCTTATATTGCCCAGCAACAGTGATGTATGCGTTACGGCGCTCAAAGACTGCGCTTATCTGGGCTGGAGCACACCTGATGACATCAACCACATACGCAAGCATGGACAGAGCGATAAGGCTAAACGTGTGCGCCATGGTATCAAACTCAACGAGAGCGTAGGAAAGCCAGGATTTAAGTCCAAATATGGAATAAACAAGCGCATGTTCCTCAGCTGCGGTGGTTATTGGCCAAACAAGAAGATGCGCGAGTTAGCAGAGATATTCAAACGTGCAGAGTTGGAACACGCTGTATTGGTAACCTGTGGTTATGACAATCGCATGGATCTCATGCCCAGCGCAAGCGATAATGTTATACCTTTGTTGATAGATGACAAGTCCGATGTGCTAAGCGCTATATCAGAAGCTGACTGCTATCTCATGCACAGCAATCAAGAAGGCTTTGGCTTAGTAATTCTTGAAAGCATGCTAAATGAAACGCCTTGGATATCCAGACAGATAGCAGGTGCGGCGATGCTAAACAAGTTTGGTCAAACCTATCAGACAGACGGACAGCTTATAAACTTGCTTAAGAATTTTGATCCAATCTTGTATGATCTGCCTGCTGCCAAGCAGTACATCTTAGATAATCATACCATACGCAGCACAGTAGATGATATAGAAGCTATATTTACTTCTTCTTAGCCCTGCCTAACGCTACAGTATCGGGCACACGCGGATCACGGATATCTCGCTCACCCGACTTTACTATCCTACCAACGGCTAGTTGCTGTTTCTTTTCAGCTGCTTTAGCCTGTGCTATCTGACGTTTTTGATCATCTGGAGTAGATAGCAAAGTTGGATCAACTGGTTCTGATGCTTTGTTGCCGGTACCTATTCGAAATCCAATTTTACCATTGATATCAGTCGCAGTGAATGAACGTCCGGCATCAAATGTGATCTTACCTTCGAATCGCACAGGCCAAACTAATTTAAAGATCTTGCATATAACATCTTGTTTGCTGGGTCGAGCATCAAAATACATCTGCACCATGCTAGCGTGGTTTAAAACTTGTTTGAGAACGTCGCTATAATCTTCATCATTCAACAGGCGAACTGCTTGCCTTGCTACAGCAGCTAAAGCATGTTTTGCTGGATGATAATTCTTGTTGTCTGTCCTGGCTACATAATCATTCATGTGCTTCTTTAGATTGATGCTTGGTTTGAAATCTTTGGTATTGTATTTGTCTAATCCCGATTTTATGTTATTGATATCATTTATATCCACCAAACCATATTGCTTTGCTATTTCCAAAGTACCATCAACCATCGTGTTGTCAGTTATTTGTAATACTATATTACTAAATTTCTTAGCACGCGGTTGATTCCAAAAATTAGCTGGAAACTTATCTGCATATTTGGTCATTGCATCATGGATGCCTTTTAGGCTTGCCGATGCACCGCCAGCTGATGCTTTGCTGCTGATCAATATCTCATAATCAGATATCACTGCCATGCTATCAAATAGCGCTGCTTTCACATCAGTGTTATAGAGTATAGAGCCAGAATTTAGATTTATACCATTGGTTAGATTTTTTTGTATTTCAGCGATCTGTGACGCTGGTTCAAACTGCTTGGTTATCAGAGCTATCGGAGCAGCCCATTCGCCCAGATATTTTTGATATAGAGTTAGATCTTTGACTCCATCCTTGATCACATAATCTATGCCGTTACCTTTGGCCAAAGCTTTGAGATAACCTTGCATGTTGTCAATCACAACGTCGTCTGCTTTACCCCTAGCATTGTTTAACAATGCCGCAACTTGATTTGGTTTTACCAAGCTTTCATTTGTTAAAACCTCTGCTGGTTTAAGGCCAGAGCGTTCGCTGGTACTGGCTGCAGTATTCAACTTGTAGCCGCCATGCCCCGGAATCACACCAGGAGGTATATCTGATATCTTACCTTTGAGATTGCCAACTTCTGTCACGTATTTGATATAATGTTCCAGACCACGAGGGGTATCCATGGTCACTATCACAGCAGCAAGGAATCTTGTGCTAGGTTTGTTAACTTCGTAAATGTAACCTTCTGCTGTTTCTTCCCACTCTATCACTGCTTCCATCATTTCATCAGGACTGTCATATCGTGGATAGTCTTGGGGTAATCTATCTAACTTTATAAATGTAGCTATATCTTTCTTATCAGGTGTGATGAATTGATCACCAATTTTGCGATTCACAAACCCCTTGGCTTCTTGAAGATCGTTAAGTCTCTCTGGGAGATCTCCTGGTAAATCTATGATTCCTTTGGCAGCGGACTCTCTAGCTTGTGCTAGCTTAGCATCACGTTCTGGATCATTTTCCAAGGCTTTTAATATAGTCTTTACTGAATTTAAATTGTCAGCAGTTGCAGCCGGATTCAGCAATATCTTAGCAACTGCATCTCTGTCTCTGGCTACCACTGTATTATCATCTCTGCGCATCAGCTTGCCACCAAATGCATCAAACTTAAAACCCAGTGCCTTGCCTATGCTGTTCATAACTATGAAGATATCACTGCCTTTGAACTCAGGATCAGCATAGCTTCCGCGAGGACCATGTTGATGATAAGGTGCTACAGTGGGCACGTCTTCTATGACCATGTAATCTACTTGAGCGATACCTCCGTCAAAAGGTATACCAACATGAACATTTCTTCCACTCATGTTAGCGGCATATCCCTTTTGTTTTAGGTATTCTTCAAGCGCTTTCTTGGCAGCTTTGACTGGGTCTTTCTCACCAGCTGTCTTAAACTGCTTAACTAGATCATCAGATTCAATCATGAGATCAATATCACCAGGTGGTACTTTCTTAAAACCAGCTGATCCAATATCTTTGGCCAGATTCACACGCAAGATCGGCGGTAACAGTTTGACTGCCCGATCTACCACAGATTGTACTTGATCTAACGGCACATCTCTGGCACCGGGTATTTGATTACCACCTTCGGCTAATATGTCGCGCAACCTCATGATTCGTCCTCAGAATTTAAACGATTTTATAGCATGACCATTCACGCTGTTTGCATATTCTGCTGCCAGTTGTGTTTCTACCGTCGATTTATTCACAGTGGCAAACACCCACGATCGTACCTGAGATTCAGTTAAGTTTGAAAAAGAAGTGAAACTGCTAGCAGTTGGTATGCCTAGCTTGACTGCTCCGCTCTGCTTATAAGTGGTACCGTCTGGAGCATATGCTGTGCAATACCACATTACATGATGTACAACATCAGCTAAGTTACCCACATTATGTACTTCAGCGGGTCCGATCGACCAATCGTATCTCATGTGCTTGCTCCTTGACGCAGCATATTTATGGTTATATTATAAGGTCACAGTCCGGTAACCTACATAACAGAAAACCCGGGATTGCTCCCGGGTTTTTTGTTTCTAGTAGCTCTAAATTAATTAGAGGAACTTGAGATGTGCTGTGTTGATCGCGATACCAGCGAGATAGTCAGCTGCGTTACCCAAGCTGCTTGCCGTGTTGGTAAGCTCTAGATAGCCATAACGTGACATGAAGCTAACTACCGGCTCGAAGGTATTCGGATCAATGATAACGCCTGAAGACGTTAGCGGAACGTATGGGCAGTAATAAGCTGCTGCATCAATTTCGCCTGGACCCTTATAACCAACGAGAACGTTGGTAGCATCGCTTGCATACTGGTTGACATACACTCGCATGCTGTTGTTCAAAGTACCAACGAACTTGGTGTTGGTTGGAGCTTCGAACGTGCCTTCCGTGGTACGTGCAAATGCAGAAGTCGTTGCAGACTGTAGGATGGTGAGAGCGGTTGGACTCACAACAACCCAGTTACCTGCGCCACGACGTGTGCGTGCAGCGATCAAGTTAGCAGCACGGTTGATGAGGATCGCAAGAGCTGCGTGTTCGTCACCAACGAATGTTGCTGTACCAGAAACTGCAGCCTGATCGTAGGTCAGTGTAGTACCAGCGAGAGCGAGCAAAGAGGTTAAGATCTCCTGATCGATTTCAGCGGTAATTTCCTGAGCTAGAGCAGCCATGATTTCTGCTTCGATATCAATGCCCTGCTGTGCCTGTGCATCCTGTGCAGCTTCAAAGGTCCAACGAGCTGATAGCTTACGGGTCTTTGCTTCCACAACTTCCTTGAGGATTTGAATGTTCAAGCGCTTACCAGCCACGCCTTCGAGGACGCTTACTGGTGCAGCTGCTGGAGCAGTGCTGTTGCCGTTACCAGAGTAAAACGCAGCTATCTGGAATGGGCTTAGTGCTTCTGTGTTAGCTGCAACTGGATTTGGCGAACCAAAGGTGTCAGCATAACGAACGCGCAGCGTGTGGATCTGACCAACTGGGCCAGTCATAGGCTGAACGCCAATGATTTCGTTCGCGATAACCGTAGGCATTACGCGACGAATTACTGGGAGGATAACCTTGTTGAGAGTAGCAACGTTACCTGCAGACGTGCTGCCTGGTGTTGCACTTTCAAAAAGTATTCCGGACTTGCTCTGCAGGTCCTTCTTGGTGTTCTCAAGGACAACTTCCATTACCTTCTTGCGATTGCCTGAGAGACCTTCGCAGAGTGCGGTCTTGGTAGCCGACCAATGAGTTTCAAATAGATTCTTGCTCATAGTTTTGGCTTCCTTTTACTTGTTAATGCCTGCGAGATAGAGAATTTGACCAATGTCTTGGTTATCTTCTCTCACCGCTTCTGACAGCTTGTTTGGCCTGTCACCCGTGAATGCCACGGACTTATTGGTAGCATTCTCAGACAGCTTCTGCCTGATAGCGCCAGTTGCTTCACCGTTCATCACGGTTGGAAGGTAACGATTGAAGGCTTCTTTAAGATTTACTGTCTTAATGTCCTGCAACATTTCTTCCATTACTGCCTTCTTATCGCGTGCTAGAGGAGCTAGCATCTCACTCATGAGCTCCAGCCTCTGTGTGCGATTGTTGGCTGCTTTGATCTGCGCAGCGGCGGATTCAACGAGCTTTGTCTTCTCAGTGATCTGCTTCTTTGCTTCGTCAATGCGTGACTGGCTTTCTGCCAGCTGCCTCTGCAACTTCTTGACTTGGCTGCCTTCTGAGAGATAGCTAGCCATGTATTCGCTTGCAACGGCTTCGAAGATCCTACGACCAAAGTTATTCTCGCGAGCAACCTTGATGTCGTCTCTCCACTGTACCAATTCCTTGCGGATGACTTCGTTCAACGTCTTATCCAGAGTTGAAGTAGCCTTGCTGAGGAACGCTGCCTTGGTTTCGTTGATCTTCTGCTTACCCTCAGCAGCGAGCTTAGCACGCTGCTCAATTAGGGCTTTCTTGTCAGTTTCGAATTCTGCAATCTCTTCTGAAAGCTTCTTAACCACGAAACCTTCGAGCTTGCTGATACGATCCTGAGTTGACTTCTTTGCGCTTTCGCGGATAGCTTCGACTTGCTTAGCCATCTGCTTGCGCTGTGATTCTAGCGTCTTCCTATCGGAGACGAACTCTGCCACTTCTTCCTTGAGCTGCTTAGCAATGAATGCGTTCAGCAGTTTAGTGTGTTCAGCTACCTTAGCCTCTGCAATACGCTTAGCTGCTAGAGTTTCACGGCTGAGCTTGGCCTTCTGTGCTATGAGAGCAGCGCGGTCTTCTGCGAACTCTTCAAGCTCAGAGCGGATCGTATCGCTCATCATGTTGTCCATTGCCTCAACAAGCTGTTGCTTGTCATTGGCATAGCGTGCAGCATAATCTTCCTGCAGTTGGGCTTCGGCTTGCTTGATCTTAGCTTGGAATGCTTCTTGGAGCGCAGACTTGACCTCAGGGCCAAGCACTTCGTTCTCAAGGAGCTCTTCTAGTTTCGTTGTCATTCAACCGACTCCTTATCTCAGT